CTACCAACGGACATTTTTGTTTAGATTTTTGTATATAATCTATATTTATTTATAAATTAAAGATTTGATAGAAAATCTTGGAACAATTGTACTTTATGTTCCTGAAGAGTTCTCTCATCAACTAGGGTATTAATTCTACGCTTTGTAGACTCTGCGAGTTTTTCACGAAGAATTCCTCCTTCCCAAACCCACTCTTTGCCTTCCATAATTCCCGAAACAAAAGCGTCAGGAGCGGAAGGGTCAGCTACGATATCTGCTGCAGTTGCAAGCATAAAATCTTCACCAACGATTTTATGACCCTCATTGGTCATCTTGAGCGAACCTACACCACGAGAAGAAACACCAAGCATTACGCCTTCGTCTAAAAGTGACTTGGCGATTTTACCCATAGGTGTTTCAAGAAGTTGTGCTTTACCTCTAAAATTGTTTCCCTCTTGAGTGAGGGAAACAATTTTGTGAGAAACACGATCAAGGTTAACTGTAGGACCATCTGGATGTCCTAATTCTCCTAGAGCACGTCCCTTTGCAACGAAAGTTTCATTGTATCTACCAACTTCTCTTGCGAGAGTTTCCATAGGATACATTCTTCCATTACGGTTGCAAATGTTTCCCTGAAGAAAAACACCCTCAATGTACATCTTTTTTGATGCACCTTTTCCTTCGGTGATAAATTTTACTTCTGATACTTCTTCTGTGATGAGTTTCATTTTTTTATGCGTCTCCAGAAATTTGAACTTGTTGTAAATATACTTTTCCAGCAGATCCAGCAGTCATAGCAGATAATCTTAGAGATTTTCTAATGTTACCTGTCGATGCAAATGCCGTTACAATTCCAGTAGTATTTGTTCCAATTCCAATTTTTGTGGAAAATCCTCCAGAAATTGAAGATGTATTGTTTACTGATACAACTGGACAATGCGTAAACTGATAATAAGTTTGAGCATCAGTTGTAAGAGTTACATAATCACCAACTTCAAATGGAGATCCTGTTCCCTCTGGTAAAATAATAGTAGTAGTAGATCCTGTTTCAATTCCAACCACTCTTTGTGAAGCGAGGGTTAATCCTAAAGTAGCAGAACTTCCAGAAACAATTACATAATCTGAATGAGTTGCTGTTGGTTCAGTTCCAATTGCAACAAACGTATCAGCACCTGTTGCAGTAACTCTTAGAGTATTTGATTGAACAGAAAATGCTGTTGATTTTGCTGCTACAGCACCAGTTACAAAAGATGTATTTAATCCAACTGGTCTATGTGTCATTATTCTTCATCCTCGTCTTCGTATGTTTCTTCATCATCAAGTTCTTCACCTTCTTCAAATTCAGAATCTGCCTCTTGCTCACCAAACATACTTTGAGCAACAATTGGACGTGCTAAATCAACTCTTTCTGCCGCTTTAGCATAAAGTGCATTTTGAATCGCATCTCTAACACTAGAAGCAGAAGCATCTTGTGCAATCAAATCGATAATATCTTCCATGAAATAATTGTTTAGATATAGGTCTATGATCTATTTATATCTCTGCTTTTTTACTATCTTTTGTTAATTGTTTATCAAATTGCGCTGCTTGTGCTTCCATATCTGGTTCTGTTGGAACTTGGCCCATATCACTCATTGGATTTTGCCCCAAATCTCCTGCTCCCATATCTTGTCCCTCAGGAGGCAGAGGTTCTCCTGTTATTGGATCTACAGCATTTGGATTTGGAATAATTCCTTTTTCAATTTCATCCTGAATTTGCATATCAATTTCAATGATTTCAGAATCAGTTTGACGAAGAATTCTCTTGCGAACATACTCGGTAGAGAAATATTTACCGATGTATGGTTCAATAGTTGATAGAGTTCCTAGTCTGTTATTAATTAATTCTGTTTCTTTTAGTTCAGCAAACTGATTATCATATAGGAAATCATACTGAATGTGATCGGACATTACATCCCAATCTTCAGGACTAACAATGTTTTTGAGAATCAATTGCGTTCTCAAAATATCATTAAACAAATTAGCAAAACGCTTTCTAAGTCTACCAACGAACTTAGCGAACTTAAGTTCATCTCTCAGAATTTCTGAGGATCTTCCAAGATTAAATCCACCATCAGCAGCAATTCTTGACTCAGGAACTCCAAGTGCTCTGTATAGTTTCTTTTGGAAATACTCAATATCAGCAAGTTCACCAAGATTTTGACCACCAGGAAGAGTAGTAATTTCTGTTCCTCTACCACCTTCTCTTCTTGGAAGCCAAAAATCTTCCATCATACTCATAAACTTACGATCATCACGAACTTCACCAGTCGCTGCATCGTATACAAGTTTATTACGATATCTCATCATCACATCTTTGAGATATTGCTCTGCTTTTACCTTAGGAAGATTACCAACATCAATGTAGAAAATTCTTCTTTCTGGTGCGCGTGATAAACGATAGATAACCAAAGAATCCTCAATCATCCTAAGTTGGTTGAGAGATTTAATTGCTTTATGAAGATATGATAGAACTACGTTCTTATTTCTATCTAAAAGACCAGATGTGCAATACGCAATAGAATCTTTTGCAATTTTAACAGATCCTTTGCTGCCACCCATTGATCCGCCACCAAAGGTTCCACTTGCATAATTGTTGCCACCTTTGCTGTAGATAAAGAATTCTTCGATTTCTGGGGTGTTGAGATCTTCTTGTTTGTTATTATTTAATATTGCTGCACCGTTACGATTATCTTTTTTCTTCTCTTGTCTAATATATTTGATTTTTAATGGATCAACGTATCTAAGTTCTTGGATTCCTGATTTGGGATCTTTAACATCAATAACTTTTAGATAATAAAGTCTACCATCAACATACCAATTTCTAAAAATTTCATGACACTTTTTATCAAAGTCAAGCATTTCTTTGATATGCTTAAACTCTTCTCTAATTTTTTCTTTTAGTTTTTCGCTGGCATTTAAATTTGATAACTCAATTTCTACTGGGGAATCATAAAGATCACTAACCAATGCCTCATTTACTACGTCTTCAATAGCATTATCGCATTCTGGATGTAATGCCATCTCACGATAGCGACGAATTAAATCGTACTCAGTACGATAGACCCCTTCTAGGTCTACATATTGACCATAAAATCCACTCTGAATATAATAATCAACCCCGTCCGCATTATTTTCTGGGACGGGGGATATTATACTCTTGGATTTGTTTTGATTATTATCAATTGAAAAACCAAAGAGTTTTGCCATGTTATAAGTTTTTATTGACTATCCTATCATAATATTTAGTTGATATCAATACCACCAGCATTAGGACTATTGCCTCTAATTGCTTCCCACCAAAGAACCTGAAACTCTACTTGGAATTCTTCAATATTTTCTGTATCATATGACATATCAATTGCACTGATATTTGTTGGGAAGAGATCGTACATATGGTACGCTCTTAAAGTGGATCCATCACGATCTAACTGGTAAATAAAAGCATCTGCTTGATAAAGAGATGGATCTGTAACACCAGTATTGTCAGAAACACGATTGATTGTATTCATCCAATTTTCAAAAGCAGATCTGATTGCAAAATCAGTATCGTTGATAATAGTAACTGACCAACTCTCAAAACTTCTATCTCCAGCAACATTCAGAGTTCTTCCTCTAAATGAAACAGGAAGAGCCGCAATTGTTGATGCGGGAAGCGCAGCAGCTTTACATAAAAATCTTGATTTATCAAGAACAACTGTATCTGCTGGAGCAATGTCAGGGAATGCAAGAACTACTTCAAAGAGGTTACTTCTAGCTCCACCACCTGTGAGCTTACTCTTGAAGTCTGTGATTTTCCTTAATGGAGGTGGATTTAATTGGTTTCTAGTTGCCATTGTTTTTTAACCTCTTAAGTAATTAAACGTTTCCAACTACTTCTTCAAACGCAACACCAGTTCTGGTGGCAACAAATGTAAGACCAATGAAGTTGATTGATCTTGTAGGTTTGATGTAAATGTCAGCCACAAATTCATTATTATCTATGATAGCAGCGGTGTTGTTTGTTTCATCACAAACGACAACGTAATCAAAAACTCCTCTCTTTGCCTGAATATCACGGAGGAATGGTTCAATAATATTTACAAAGTTTGTCCTGGTAATCTCATCATTAAACTCAAAAAGTTGATCTTTAGCAGCTTGAGAAATTGCATTCTCAAGGTAGATGAACAGTCTGCGAACATTGATTCTATCAAAAGCAGAAGATCTTGCAAGACCAGTCTTATCACCGAACAGAACGATTCCAGATCCAGGTAAGAATACCACTGGATTAATTCTATTTGTATAGAGTCTGTCTCTTTGAGATTTTGATGGATTGTATGCTAGTTTAACAGCGTTCAGAATTGCACCTCTAGAAGTTCCAGCAGGTGAGAACCATGGGAAATTAGTGATGTCATTTCTTGCACAAGTTCCAGCAATATCACCATTTAGAGGAATATATCTAAATGTATTGTTAAATCTATCAAACATATACTTATAACCAGTATCAAATACTGCATAAGACGATGAAGACACAGGTGAATAGAAGCTAATTACATTATTTGTAATATCTTCATCAGAATTGATGGTCGTTGCAGTTTGCGATGAAGTATCAGTAATAGCAGCACCTCTATAAGGTGAGATGAATGCTAGAGCATCTTTTCTGATTTCAGCAACAGCAATAATTTTATTTGCTAGTGCCTGAGCATCTTCTTTAGGATAAGATGCAGATCCCATCAGTAAGAAGTCAACATCATAATTTTCAGTATTCTCAAATAGTCCGTATCCAGTTGTTAAGTTAGTTAATCCAGCAGCAAGAGCACCAGTGGTTGATAGTCCACTTTGTCCGTTGTAGTTTAATCCACCAAGTAAAGTTAGAGTGCTATTTCCATGAGCACCAAATTTAATACCACCAGCATTTTGATCCCAAGAAATATCATTCTCAAGTGTAAATGTGTTTCCAACACTTACTGGTTCAAACGAAGTGGTTGTAATTCCACCAATTGCTTGGTGTGGTTGAGATCCTGCAAAAAGATACTCAGAGTTAATTTCTAGATACTTTCTCCAGTATGATGGGCTTCCCGTTGAGAACTCAGCATCCTTTGCCTTTGATAGTGAAAGATGCTTCTCAAGAATTGTTCCAGCATTACCAGTGATTTCTCCTTTGTCATCGATAACTACAATATGCAGTTCATCGAATCTTCCACCTCTGGATGCTGAAAATTCAGATGTTTGTGGTCTATCAGCAAGACCATTCCAAGAAAGTGAGGTTCCATTGGAAAGAGGAATGCTTTGAGCACCAAACCAATCAGTGACGGTAGGTGGAGTTGTTGATGCAACACCCACACCAGCAGAGGTATTTACTGTAACTTGAGTTCCTGAAGTAAATCTGTATATGCCCGACTCTTGATAATCAACTGCAGTTTCAGTTCCCGCAGCAGAAACATGAGAAACGAGTTTTACCCAATAAGTATTTGTATCAACAGCAGTCACAACTCCTTTTAAATAACCATCAAGAACGGAAGTTGTTCCAGCACCAGGAAGAACTCTACCAGCGATAGTTTGAGTGATTCCATAACCAACTTGAATACCTGATGTAGTTACACCAGTAAGAATTTGATCTGCTAGACCATCAATTACAGCAACTTTAAGATTGTTTGCCCAAGAACCAGGATTCTTTGCAGCAATAAAAAAGTTGCTATTAGTATTTTCATCATATCCTAGTTGGACATAATGCTCATTACTTTTAATTTTAATGTTTGCACCTGCGCCAACAAAAGCATTTTTTAAGTTTGTGTTATCAGATCTTACTACGCTAAGTTGCCCACCATATGCAAGATATGATGATGCGACCATCCAATGCTCATAATGCTTATCAGTGCTGTATGGTTTTCCGAATGTATCAAGTAATGCTTGTTCTGTTGCAATAACAGTTGGTAACTCAACAGGACCCTTTGCAAAAGGTGCGACAATTGCAGCGGTCTTATCAGTTACTGAATCTACTCTACCTGCAGTTAAGTCAACTTCTCTAACAACGATTCCAGGAGATGCTAAATTGAGTGGCATCTTTTACTTCTCCGAATCCAAATTAATCTGAAATTATTTATGAAAAAGGTTACTTTCATTGGGGAAACGGTGCGTGAACACTCACCAATCTGGATATTCCCACTCAATTGTTTTCTTTTGAACTTTTCTACTCTTTTGGATTCTTTTTATTGTACAATCTTTACACTCATAAGAATATGCAGATGGAAATACCCCTCTATTTTTACGTGTTAGATAAAAATCACTAGTTAAATTTTTTACCTTCTTGCAAATCCTACATTTTCTATCTGAAAATAATATATGTTCTAATTCTATTTGATCATCAAAGTCATATTCCATTATCTATAGTCCCACATATAAGAGCGATCACCATATTCATCAACATTCCAAACTTCTAACTGATTATCATTCTTTCCTGCTCGCATCCATCTATCTCCAGTTGTTTTCTCGACAAAGACTTCATCATCTAAACCATCAACAATAAATCCAAATGGTGCCATATCTTGCTCAATTTGATTTTTTTGTTCTTCATAGATTCTTTTACGAACATCATTGTCCGTCATCTCTTTAAAGTATTGTTGAGCAACTAACCAAGAAAAAATGACAAGGCACATAGCAAGGTCATCATTACAACCTTCTTCTGCCATAAATGTATTGTGGCGTTGAGTGAACGTTGTCAACTCACTAATAATATCATAATCATTAACTATTAATTTATCATCTTCGATAAGTGTTCTTAAATTAGAGCATCCTAGTTTTTTCACAGCAGAAGTCATTCTAACTCCAAGTTGTGATTTTTTGCCACTAAATCCAGATCCAACGATTTGACCTGCTCTTCCTTTCATTGCACACATAAGAACATTATCATACTCAAGATCAAAATGAAGGATATTTGCAACTTGATCTCCGATATCATTAACTTCGATTAAAACCCAAGAATCGTTATATGCTCTTGCAACCTGATTAATGATTGATGGAAAGAGCATTGGTTTAATTTCATTATTTTTATATTTTGCTACTGCCCTATATGGGAAGTTTGTAATATCAAAAATAATAAATGCTGAATAGTCACTCCCAATACCACGTGCAACGTCAACAGTTATTAGATAATTATGCTCTTCTATTGGATTTTGGTAGATATCTAGTCCTTTATTTCTTTTTAACGGATCATCATAAACCAGAGTTCTCAGTTTAGATGGATTAATAAGAGTATCAACTGATCCTAAGAACTCACACTCAAACTCAACCTTAAACTGTTGCTCAGATGTGTTAGCAATCGTCTGTGCTTTCCATTTCTCATCTCTTCCTGGTACTTCTGACCAGTGAACATCTGTGGGCACATATTCATTCTTACCTCTCTCAGCATCGTGCCACATACGGTAGAAATGATTCATACCGCGAGGCGTAGATACGATAATTACCTTTGTGCTTTGACCAGAAGATATAGTAGGATAAACAGAGGCAAAGAAGTCATCAGCAATGTGATTCGGGATGAACGCGAACTCGTCCAAAAAGATGATATTATACGATCCACCTCGAACAGCAGATGAAGATGTAGAGTTTGCTGAAATCTTGGATCCATTTTCTAACTCTAGAGAACCTTTATTCCAAGACAAGATACCTTGTTGCATCCAACGTGGCAAGTTTTCATAAGCAAGTTGTAATCTTTGAAGAAGATCTCGCGCAGTAGATGCTTTGTTCGCTAATATAGCTATATTAACGTTATCGTTAAAGATAGCATAATGTAACAAATATGAAACACAAGTCGTAGATTTACCTGTCTGACGAGGCATTTTACAGATATTAAATCTATGCTCGTGGAAATTTTTAATTAATTTTTCTTGGAACGGATACATCTTAAAAGGTTGTAGTCCGTGATCCAGTGTTACGATTTTAATATAATTTCTGGCAAAATATACAGGATCTTCCTTACACCTAACAAATTCTATAATTTGATCTTGTGTAAATTGAATGGGTGTGTTTGCCCTCTTAAGGTTCGGGTTGCCTAAGTAAACATCTTCAGACATAAAAAATCACCTTTGCTCAATCCAGTTCAATACTGCGAGTGCCGTTTTGTTTACGTTTGGAGATGCACAAGCAAGTGTAAAAGTATCACTGACTGTTCCAATACCAGATCTTCCAAGTTGCAAGTCTGCAAGTCTATCAATCTCAATCAAAGTAGAACCACCAGAAACTATAAATCCAGAAAGAATATCTCTACCATTAGAAAGTGCAGTTGCAGAAGTATCATACTGAACAAATGAATTGGGATCTGCGTGATTTGTCCAAACTGGATTGGTTAATGTTGCATTCTCTAAGAGTTTCCAATATACATTCGTATTATCATTTGTTAC